ATACACAGCGACAAATTGCAAGGCGATCATCGACAAATTCACTGCCACCAACACAACTGCAGGCAATGTAACGATCAGCGTCAACCTAGTGACTGCAGCAGGCAGCGCAGCCACATCAAACCTGATCGTGGATACCCGAAGCCTTGTGCCTGATGAGACCTACACATTCCCCGAACTGGTGGGACAAGCGCTCGACTCGGGTGGGTTTATCTCAACGGTCGCCAGTGCTGCAACATCTTTAACAATCCGCGCCAACGGGCGTGAAATTACCTAAGGGACAGAAATGAAAGAATTTATGATGATTCCGCAGGGATTCCACGGCTTGCCGATGGATGAGGAGTTTTTGACCAACGCCCAGAACAAAAAGAATTATGCCATTGCGGTGCAGGATTGGAATTATGGCCCTGAGATGCCGACGAACGAAGCAGGCGCAAACAAGGAGTTTTATGTCGGTCTGGCCGAGGCGATGCAATGCGACGAGAAAGACGCGAGGCGCAAGCATTGCTCGAATTGCGAGTATTACGACAACGGCCTAATGGCTCAAGTCAGGATCGAGCGAATTCCGATGGCCACCTATGACAGGGGCGCAGGGTTCAGGGGCCATTGCCAAAAGCTAAATTTTATCTGTAACGATATGCGGGTCTGCCAAGCGTGGGAAGACCGCGAAATGGAAGATTGACGAAAGGTTCAAATGTGCGAAAATGAACCCGCTGAGTTACCCAGGCCACCAGCAGCTCACCCCTTGCAGGAGTCGCGCATGGTAACTGTTGGCATCACCGACCAGCACCTGATGGAGGTCTATTCAGATCCTTACATCACAAGAATTGGTCATGACCACCGACCTGCCGCGCCAATCAAACACCCGAACGCGATCTATCTGTCGGCATGGGTGGATGGCAAATTCACTGGGGCGTTTATCGCTATCAAAGCAAGCCCCGTCGAGCTAGAGCTTCATGCATTGCTGAAAAAATCAGCGATTAAACAGTCTCGAAACCTTGGCCTTTCTTTTCTAGCGTGGGCGTTCGCTCAACCCATATTGAGGGTTACTGCCTACATTATTCAGGGGCTTGAGAGCGCAAAGAATTATTGCATCAAGCTCGGATTCAAAATAGAAGGATGCCGCCGCTGTGCCTGCGTGCAAGACGGCGCGATCAAAGACGTTTATGTGTTGGGCATGACCCGGCAGGATTGGAGGGCGATATGAGTTTTGTTGGCGACATCATTGGCGACGTTTTTGGCGGCATCACCGGATCAAAACAGGCAGGCGAGGCGGCGGCGCTCGGCGCAGAAACTCAAGCGGCGGCTGCGGGTGCTGGCATTGACGAACAGCGCAGGCAATTCAATAAATTGGTAGAACTGATGGCTCCATACGTCCAGGCGGGCACAGGAGCCCTTGGCCAGCTTGCGCCATACCAGCAGGCAGGACAGCAAGCATTTACGCAACAGCAGGCGCTAATCGGCTTGCAAGGCCCAGAGGCGCAACAGCAAGCCATTGCAGCGCTGGAGGGCAGTCCACAATTTCAGGCGCTCACAGAGCAGGGCGAAACGGCAATTCTGCAAAACGCCTCGGCTACCGGAGGACTTCGCGGTGGAAACGTGCAAGGCGCTTTAGCGCAGTTTCGGCCCCAACTTCTCAATCAATTAATTAACCAGCAATACGGCAGGCTCGGCGGCATTGCGGGCGCAGGGCTTGGGGTCACTGGCGATATTCTAGCGAGAGGCCAAGCATCGGCGGCGGGTCAGGGTGCGGCAGGGACTGCGTCTGCAAGCAACATTGGAAACCTGCTCGCTAACCAAGCAGCGGCTACCGCTGGCGGTCAAATGGCGGCAGGAAATGTCAACAGGCAGACATTTGGCGACATTCTTGGCATTGCTAAAACAGTAGCGGCATTTTAAGGTTCTGACATGGCCATCAATCCACTTCAAGCACCTATCAATTATGCGGGCATGGTTCCGCAGATCAACATCGGGCAGCAATTTTCCGAGTTAGGCCAGGTCTTGGCAGAGCGTCAAAAACGCACGCAAGCAGAAGAAATCAAAAAGACTTACGCGATTGACTTGCAAGGAGTAATAAATGACCCTTCCATGAAGAAATTTAATGATTTTTCATTGAAGTACCCGCAACAAAGAGAAGCGGTAAAAGATGTGGCAAGTCGATTTACCCAAGAGCAACAAGACTCTGAATTTAATGTCGGTAGAGATGTGGCTGTTTCACTTGAAAACAATAACCCAGAAGTTGCGCTAAACATTCTTAATCAAACAATCGAAGCACGAAAAAAATCAAATTTACCGACTACGGTTTATGACCAGATACAACAAATCCTGTCAAACACCGAAGATCCAGACCGCATCAAAAAAGCCAAAGCGCAAACAAATTTTTCATTAACTTTGCTCAATCCGGAAAAATTTAGCAAAGTTGTCGAGTCTTTAGAAAAGCAACAACTTGCACCAATCGCATATAGAGAGGCTGTCGCTAAAGCCGACAAGGGCGTAGCAGATGCCATAATAGCGCAGGCCACAGCCACCAACGCACCAGATAAAGCGAAGGCCGATGCAGACAAAGCGAAGGCCGATGCTGAATCGGCCAGGATTAAAGCCCTATATCAAGAAAGAACAGAAATCGCAGGGCTTAATAAAACCAATTGGGATATTAAAAATCTGGACAGCCAGATTAGAGACCGTTCTGCTAAGTTAAACCTTGATAGACTCTCAATGGAGGCAACGGTTGCTGAAAAATTGTCTAGTATTCAAGCGCGGTTGACAGAGATTCCAGAGGGCGCGAGAAAACTTATAAACGAATCAGCAACAGCCGCAGCAGGATCAAAGCAATCTGCGACTCAATACAATGATCTTGCAAACCGCATTTTAAGTGCAGAGGGCGGCAAGGGCTCACTGACAACCGCATCAGAATGGTTTGCCAAAGCAATCGGCAATCAAGACGCCTGGACGCAAATTCGCAATGAATATACTCGGGTCAGAAACTCCGTGGCAATTAAGGCTTTGCCGCCCGGCGTTGCAACCGATAAGGATATTGAGCTCGCATTAAAGGGCATTCCTCCTGAAAATGCCAATTCCGCAACGCTCGCATCGTTCTTGCGTGGTTCGGCAAAACTTCAAGACATCGACAGTTCTATAAACAACGCCAAAACAGATTGGCTTTCTCAGAATAATGGGCTGCTCACCAGGGCAAAAGGGACGTTCATTGCCGGAGACTACGCCACAAAGCCCGGCGAGACATTCAACGATTTTGCTCAGCGAATCGTGGGCGATGTATCAAAGCGATACGCACCACAACAAGCGCCGAGCTTAGTCGATCAGATTCCCACAGATCGCAACCCAAACCCTAAACCACCGGCACAGGTTGACGTTCGGTCAAGGGCTGATGCAATCCTAAGGGGGCAATAAATGGCCACCGCTGACGAATACGCCGCTTGGATTGTCAATAACTCCGCTAAGCGTGGCACCCCTGAATTTGACACGGTGGCGCAGGCGTATCAACTTGCGAAGTCTGATGAAAATACGGCAGTCACTCAACAACAGGTTGCACCGCCACCGCAGCAGCCAGGCATAGGCGATAAGCTTGTGGGTGCTGGTGAAACTGCACTGACTCTGGCAACCGGCGCGACAGGCGGCGCTTTGGGCATGGTCGGCGGCGTAGTTAAAGGCTTAACCGAGCAGATACTATCCGGAGAGTTCGGCACCCCGCAGGCAGCAAAAGAGGTCGAAAGGTCTGCAATGCGAGGTTCTCAAGCCCTGACATATCAACCACGAACGCAGGCCGGTCAAGAGCAGGTGCAGGCCGTTGGCGAATTTCTAGGCGCGGTTGTTCCCCCGGTCCTGCCCATGATTGGGGCCCCTGGCGCGATCTTGCAGTCTGTGCGCAGCGCAGCCCCTGTTGCTCGGGCTACCGCCCAACGTGGTGCAGCAGCCGCACAGCAAGCTGCCACTGCTACAGGACAAGCCATCGCCAGGCCCGTACAAGCGGCCACTACGGCAGTGCGCGAGACGTTTGGCATGGAGACGCCAACACCAGCAGCCGGAGCGCGAGCATCAGGCGTCGCAGCGGCCACCCCACAGGCTTTGCAGCGAGTTACCACGGCAGAGGGCTTACGCGTCCCCGTGACCCTGACCAAAGGCGCAGCAGAGCGCGAGCCAGGGCAACTTGCGTTTGAAAAAGAGCAGATGAAGGGAGAGTTCGGAGCCCCGTTGCGGAATCGTGCCGAGGAAAACAATCTTCAGATTCTGCAAAATTTTGATGCGGCAATTGACGCAACTGGGGCGCAAGCAGCATTTGCTGGTCCTACAGCCATAGGAAGCTCTGTAGTCAACTCTCTCGGCAGTGGCTATCAGGCGGCAAAGAATAAAACAAACGTGGCTTATACGACCGCCAAAAAGTCCCCAGAGTCACAGGCCGCCGTAGATATAAACACGGTTGTTACTATTGGTCGTGGAGATCAGGAAATAACCGATTCTCTAATTGGTTATATCAATGGAAAAATAACGGGTGTGCCTTCGTCAGCGGTTCCAGATACAGCCCGAAAGCTGCTCACAAAAATGGACCTTGCTGAAATAGATGATTCTGGCAATTTAATTGCAAAGCCAGCAACCGTTGGAAAGCTGGAAGAATTCAGAAAAGAACTCAGCGGGACGGCAAAGTTTGATGATGCGGTTGGGCTTCGACAAGAAACCATTTTGAAGAAGCTAATCGATGCGCAAACGGAACCCGTTTCTGGGCCTCTTTACAAGGAAGCCAGGGCGCTTCGTACCGAACAGGCTCGGAAGTTTGAAAATCGAGCAATTGTTGCTCGCCTGATTAAAAATCGTAAGGGGATGCAAGACCCGCAAGTTGCAGTGGATCAAGTTTTTCAGCGGTCCATTCTTGGCGGGTCTCCAGAGGAGATTACTTTTTTAAAGCGAGTCCTACTCACCAGTGGAAAGGATGGGCAGCAGGCATTCAAGGAACTACAAGCCGCAACTGTGCAGCATATCCGAGATCAATCGACGAGCGGAGTAGGCACCGACAGTTCAGGGCGTCCATTGGTATCACCTGCCAAATTAAATCAAATCGTTTCACAGCTTGATAAAAATGGTCGTTTGGATGTAATTTTTGGCAAGCAGGAAGCCGCAAGAATGCGTGATTTAAACGAGGTTGTTAAATATGTGACCACAGTTCCCCCTGGCACTTTAATCAACAGCTCAGGAACGGCTGGAACGCTTCTGGCAGCGATAACAGAGGCAGGTCTAACAGGAGTTGCTACCGGCCTTCCATTGCCTGTTTATGCGGGCATTAAGCAGATTGCAAAAATGCGTAAAGAAGGGCGAACCAAAGCGAAAATTATTGATGCCCTAAACGCGTTGCCTGCGCAGCCTTGAGAACGAATTTGACCAGGAGAACCAATAAATGTCAGCTCTATCCGTAGAACCTCCATACTCGGCATTCGCAGAGGCCGATGGCCAGCCGCTGGAGGATGGTTACATCTGGATCGGAACCGTCAATCTGAACCCAGTCACCAACCCGATTGCGGCCTACTGGGATTCTGCTCTAACGATTTCTGCGGTCCAGCCAATCCGTACCAGCGGCGGTTATGCGGTCTATCAGGGAACCCCGAGCCGGATCTATGCAGCAAGCGATTACTCGATCCAAGTCCAAAACAAAAACGGAACGGTGGTCTATACCTCGCTGAATGGCAATGCCTTTGGTGGTGGCTCTGTAGTAACGAACGCCACAGGGAACGGTGTGCAGACAATTTTTCCGGTCTCATCTTTCCCAGTTGCAATTTACATTAGCGGCGTTTATCAGAATCAAAACACCTACACCTTCGCAAATGGGAGCGTGACATTTACCCAGGCACCGCCATTTAACTCCATCATCGAATTTGTATTCTGAGGATCTGACCATGTTAAAAGCAATCTCAACCATCAC